AGCGATTGGGCGGGCGATTGATCGGGCGGGCGGGCGATGTGCCGAGGGGTCAGATTTTGCCCGATTTTGCCCGATTTTTGCCTAAACTGTAGGGGTTGCGGCATTTTTGTCGATTTTGGCCGATTTTTCGCCAAAGTGTAGGGGTTGCGGCATGAAGTGTAGCGGTTGCGTCACAAAGTGTACGGGTTGCAAAATTTATAAAGTGTACGGGTTGCGTCACAAAGTGTAGCGGTTGCCGTGTGATAACAAAAAAAGTGTACGGGTTGCAAAATAATGTTGTTAATATATTAAAAATAGTATTTAATGTTTTTGCATTAACAGTAAGGGGACTGAAATGAACTTAGATGACCTGTTTGAAAAATACTTCCAAGAAAAACCTATTAATCGGCCTTACTCTTTTTTACAGGGTGAGATGGATTGTTTGGCAGGAGTGTCACCAGCAGAGGATGCTAACGAAGATTACTTGCGTGGATATGGTTCACGCTACGAATTAGAACAACTACTAGGAGCAATAAAATGAACTCAAGCATCGAAATTAATGAATTAGCCACTGCATTATGCCAAGCCCAGTCACAAATGGGTGGAGCGGTCAAAGATTCATCAAATCCATTCTTTAAATCTAATTACGCTGACCTGACATCAGTGATTAAGGCTATCAAACAGCCATTTTCTGATAACGGACTCAGCTACTCACAATTTCCAGTTAGTGATGATAATGGTATAGGGGTTGCCACCATTCTCATGCACACATCTGGGCAATGGCTGAAGTTTGAATACACATTGCCTATGGTGAAGCGCGACCCACAAGCGGCAGGCTCTGCAATAACGTACGCAAGACGGTACGCTTTGCAGTCAATCGCAGGTATTCCTACAGCAGATGACGATGCAGAGTCAGCAATGCTTCGAGGTGAGGACATTACGCGCAGAATTAGCCCGGAACAGGCAGAGTGCGTTAAAGAATTACTGGAGCAGACATCTAGTGATGTTGATAAGTTTTGTAAGGCTTTTAAATGCTCAACTGTTGACCAAATGCAAGTTCAGTACCTGGAGCGAGCAATGGCAGCCTTGCGTAGCAAAATTAAATGATTATCTTAGACCATGAGCAGGGAACAGACGAGTGGCTGGCAGCGAGATTAGGAAGGCCGTCTGCAAGTAGCTTTTCTAAGCTCATAACAACGTCAGGGAAGGCTTCTACATCAGCGCAGGGGTACATAGATCAATTAGCAGCAGAACGCATTACAGGGCAATCTGAGCCGTTCTACACAAATGATCATATGCAGCGTGGAACTGAGCTGGAGCCGGAAGCAAGACTGATGTACGAAATGTACACAGGTAATGACGTGGAGGAAGTGGGATTTATCCTACATGACTCTGGAGAATTTGGGTGTTCTCCTGATGGACTTGTAGGGGTTGATGGCGGGCTTGAGATCAAATGCCCAAGCGCAACCACTATGTTTAAGTACATCAGAGACCCGGATGAGCTGGTTAAGCAGTATTACCAGCAGATACAAGGTTGCATGTATATAACTGAGCGATCTTATTGGGATGCGTTTGCCTATCATCCAAAGTTAGATCACGTTCTGGTAAGAGTGGAGCGAGATCAGGATTTTATAGACAAACTGGCGCATCAAATTAACGAAGCAGTAACTAAAATCAAAAATGAAGTGGAGAAGTACAATGAAAATCGCAGCGAGCCTAAGCATCAATCTGAATAAGATCGATAAATCACGCATTAAAGAAGTAACTTTGAAGGATGGCAGTGTAGCCAAGTTTATTAACCTGTATACAACGCTAGACTCGGAGAATGAAGGAAAATACGGTGATCACGGTTTCATCAGTCATGCAGTAACTAAGGACGAAAGGGACGCAGGTCAGAAGGGCGCAATTATCGGTAACGGTAAGATTGTTTTCTCTGATGCTGGCGGTCAGAAGCCATCTGCGCCATCTGCAAAGCCTAGCTACGATGACGATTTGCCATTCTAATAAAAAACCCCCTCGCAGGTTATTAAGCCTTTGAGGGGGAAACTAGGAGAGTGCAAAGGTAAGGGGGGTCTTTGCCCCATTAGATTAACACAGGAAATTAAAATGAATAAGCCAAATTTAGGAAGATGTTTAAAAATAGCTCAAGTTAAGTACGACATGAACACGGCAAGGCTGGCTGAGAAGTTAATGATCTCTCCCCAGGTAGCAGCAAGACTACGCATCATGCCTGACATGAAGTATTACACCATTCTACGGATATGCGATGTCTTTAAGATGGAGCCTTCGGAGTTTATTAATCTTGAGGTTAGAAGTAAGCCACAGTAAGCGGGTGAGTTATGAGCGAGAGTAAATACAAAAGGGATTTTAAGGGGATATGGATTCCGAAAGAGGTTTGGTTGTCGTCAGAGTTGACCATTATGGAAAAACTTTTCTATGTGGAGATAGACAGCTTGGATAACGAAAGTGGGTGTTTTGCTAGTAATGCTCACTTTTCGGACTTTTTTTCGATCTCACCCGGCAGATGCACACAGATTATCAAGTCGTTAGAGAAGAAAGGATTTGTCAAAGTTAGACTGGAATATAGCGGTAAAGAGATTTCTAAAAGGGTGGTGGAGGTAGTTAATAAATTAAATACCCTACCAGCAAAAACTAAATACCCCTATTTAGAAAATGATGAAGGTAATAATACATATATTAATAATACATTATATATAGGGGATGAATCCCCATTACCTAAAAAGAAAGAACGTAATGTGTTCACCAAGCCGACATTAGAAATGGTTTATGACTACAAAATTGAAATTTTAGGCATATCAGATATTGAAGCCTTCGTGAATTACCATGAAGCGCGAGGATGGATGATGGGTCGAAACAAGATGAAAGACTGGAAAGCGGCTTTTAGGACATGGGAAAAAAACGCTGTTAAGTGGAGAGAGGAAAAAAATGATAAACGATCTAATAACCAAAGAAGGCAAGACACTGCTAAAGAGCTTAACGATTACACCAGAGCAACAGATTTTTAGTGAGGACGAAAGGGATGCCGTTGGATACTTCTTTATGCGCCTCAGCAACATGTACGGGGTGTCGAAGATACAATCACAGTGGCCTGACTCAGAATCGCTTAGAAACGCAAAGAGGGAGCATGCGAAGGATATTGGAAGATTTACAAGGGAAGAAATATCTCACGCATTTGACCTGGCTCACCAGCAGAAGCAGGAAGGCAGTAGCAGACTTGATTGGCCCGATGTAGACGCGATATTAGGGTTGATCAAGAACACTGGCATGACGGGTAGTTGGGGGACTGCGGCCCACAGGTTATACAAGCCAGAAGAATTGATTGGTAAGGGTACAAAAGAAGATAGACGTAAAGCCGCTATGTCGGCAATAGCTGACTTAAAAAACATACTAGGAGACTAACATGAATCAGAAAGAACGAGTATTGCACCATCTTCACCAGGGAAATAAGATCACTTGCTTAGATGCGTTCTCTATGCTTGGGATAACGCAGATTGCTGCTAGGATATTTGAGCTAAAGCGTGAAGGTCACCCAATATCTAAGCGTAACCTAAAAATAGTTAACCGATATGGCGAATCTTGCTATGTGTCCCAGTATTTTCTTCAGGGTGATAGTTGATGAATCTTAAACGATACAAATACTCCGGTCATGATTGGCCGGAGCTTAAAGAAAAACCATTTTATTTCCTAAGTGAAATATCTGCCATCACTGGACTTCCCGATTCTACGTTAAGAAATCGATTAAGAAATACGGATACCTTAACTGATGTAAAACTGATTAGGCGCAAAATTTCAGCTAAAAAACTGAAATACACAGGCAAGAAGAAAGGCATGAGAAACGGTGCTTTTTACACAATGCTAGAGTACGCCAAAATTGCGGGGGTATGTGAAGCAACAATGTGGGGTAGGTTAAAGGATTGCGAAGAAGTAAGTGATTACATGCTTAGGCCAGCAGAGACAAAATACAATAATGCAAAACGCTGCATCGCTGACCTGTATCCTATTTTAGAGACAGAACAACAGAGAGTATCGGCAAAATGGCTGAAGATGAAACTATTGTAAGCGAAGGGGACTTTTCGATCATTCGAGATAAGTTTGAGCTTGAGAAGAAGCTACCATTTATTATTAAACAACTTGAAAAATGGGACTACTCAGAACCTTGCGGAGTCAAAATTGGCATCTATGTCAATACCACCGTGAAATCTAAGTCACAAAGCGATTTGTTTCACGTTTGGTGCAGAGAAATGGAAAAAAGATGGATTTCCAAGCGACCTGATTGCACAGAAAAAAACATGAAGATGCTAATGAAACGAATGTTTTTAGGAACCGAGGACATAATTCTGGGTGAACATGAAATGATAGGCCAAGTAAAAAGCATAAAATCATTAAGAAATGCAGGAGAATGGTGTTTCTTTTTGGATCAAGTGTATTATTGGTGCGCGGATCACAACTTGCATTTAGATATACCGGCAGACAGTGATTATATGAAGGCTAAACGGAAACAGGTGAAGTGACATGGGTAATATCGACCATCGATTACTGTACGACTTTGTAACTACTGACCGGCAAAGGGAGATGCTTGAGGCTATCATCACTCACGGCTCACACAGGAAAGCAGCAAAGGTTTTAAATATCAATTCAAGGACGATTGATAAAGTCATTAAAACATTAGAGATAAGAGCAGCCTCTCAGGGTGTTGCCCCTCACAGAGATGTAAACCGTCAAACGATGGAAGGCTTCGAGGCTAAAAGAGTTTCTACAGCTTACAAGGAAGATGGCTCCATTGCATTACAGTGGGTCATTCAAGAGCCTGAAAAGCGCAGCATGAAGGAAAAGCTCGATGCCATGATGGAAGGCATGAAGGAAGATCTGGAAGGCTTTAAACAGCCATTAAAGCCGCCTAGTGATGTTGATACTGATTACCTTGCCATGTATATGATAGGCGACCACCACTTCGGCATGTTAGCTGATAGCGAAACCAAAGTTGACGATGACGACTGGGATATTAAGATTGCCACCAAGACTCTGACGCAGTCAATTGACAGGCTCTCAAACAGAGTCGGTAACGCTCACACTGGTGTGCTGCTAAATGTTGGTGATTTCTTTCACGCAGACAGCAGCTTTAATACCACTACGAAAGGAACTCCGGTTGACGTAGATACTCGGATAGGCAAGACGTTTAAACTAGCTGGCAGGCTGTTTAACCTGCTAATAGACAAGATGCTACAGGTGCATCAGCATGTCGTAATCGTAAACGTAAGAGGTAACCACGATCACGATATGGCCTGTCACCTATCCAGTTGCCTTGACCTGTTATACCGAAACGAGCCTCGTGTTGAGATAATCAAAAACTACTCCAAATTTATAAGTTACACATGGAACAATAACCTCTTTGTTTTTCACCATGGCGACAGAATAAAGCATGAGCAAATCCTTCAAACTGTAATTAAGAACCTAGACGATGAATGGGCAAGCTGTAAGAATAGATACTGCCATCTTGGGCATATCCACCACCACACCGCCAGAGAGGTCGGGTCTATGCACTTTGAGCATTGGGGTAGCCTTACTGCTACTGACCAATGGCATAGCGACTCAGGTTATGGAGCGGAACGGTCGATGACGGCAGTTGTTTACCATAAACAGTACGGCGAAGATTCGCGGGTTAAAATAACAGTTGAGGCGTTAGATGAGTAATGTATATAAATTTCCTATTAAGAACATTAACGCTCATAGAATGTTTTGTGACAATTGTCTTTGCATCCTTGAGTATTGGCTTGGTGATGATGATTCTGCTTACGGCATGTGTCCAAGGTGCAATCTTAGCTCCCCTGACGTGGTGCAAATCGAACCTGGAGAAGATGAATGAGCGCACTTGATGAACAGGTCGGAGGCGACCACTACAAGAACAAAGCGATACAGCCAATAGAATACATCATGGCTAACGAAATGGATTTCTGTGAGGGCAACGTAGTTAAGTACATTACCCGGTGGAAGGATAAGGGCGGCGTTGAGTCGCTCAGAAAGATCAAACAGTACGTTGACTTCCTAATAGAGCGGGAGCTAAAAAATGGCAAAGAGAAAGCCTAGAACACTGGCGAAAGAAATAGACGAGGCTGCCAAGTTAATTCAAAGGTTAGTCAGGTTGAAGGCTTCAGATGACAACGGCTATTGTTCTTGCGTTACATGCGGGGTCACAGGTCATTATAAAGACCTTGATGGCGGCCATTATTTCAGCAGACGACATCTAAGGCTAAAATTATTTGAGGAGAACATCCACCCACAATGTACCAGGTGCAATCGGTTCCTGATGGGAGATGGTCAAACAAATGAGCGTTACAGGGATTTCATGGTTGATACATACGGACTCAGACGCTTTAAGGCAATGGAAAAGTTGACATACATGCCACCACCAAAGTTCCATAAAGCAGATGTAATAGCTTTTAGGAATGAAATAGAAGAACGTATAAAAATCGAAAAATACAGAATAGGGGAAATATAATGGAATCTTTTTTATCAGTAATTATTATAATAGTATTGTTAATATTGTTTTACGGTGCTATGTTAATTGTGTTAGACAAACAAAAACAATGGGAAAACCGACAGAAGGCGAGAAAAATGATAACTGAAGCGCACAAATTGGCGGATCGTTTACTTAATGAAACAAATAACAAGGGTAAACTCCGTGAGACTAAAATTATAGCCGCGGTACTTTTTGTCCTGGCTATGCTTGTATGGGTTAATTACGCAGAAGCAGCTTGCACCTATAGCACGGATGTGTTGGGTAACACTCACTACCGTTGCGATACTGGTGAATCAGGAACTATTAAGACTGATGTTCTTGGCACATCTAGGGACAGCCGAACAGGTGTGACATGGAAAACAGACGTGTTGGGCACAGTAAGGGCTTCAAATGGAACTACTTACAAAACTGATGTACTAGGTAATGTTAGAAGCTCTACTGGAGTTACCTACAGAACTGATGTTCTAGGTAATGTACGCGGAACAGATGGCACAGTGTGTAGAACTGATGTGCTTGGAAAACTTACTTGCAGGTGATTTATGAGCGGTAAAGGCGATAAAGCAAGACCAATGGTAATTACAAAGGATGAATTTAACTCAAACTTTGATGCCATATTTAGAAAGCCACAGAAAAAAGATGAAGAACAAGTTTTGATCGAATTTTCTGAGGACGAGCAAGAAACTAAGAAGTAGATATGCCAATTTAGATATATAAGTCATGCAAATAAGGAATTATATATACTGTAATACATACTGTAATATGCACCTCCAATTAATTAGGAGGTTACAAGTGGTATTTTACGGCATAGTGGTAACAATAATTGGTCTATTAGCAATAGCAAAAGATGACCTATAAGAACGCCCTTCGGGGCGTTTTTAGTTTCTACCTAACCATTCCTGTATTTTGGCCTTATTTATCGGTTTAAGCTCAGAAAAATGAGGCTGTACGTTCATGCCAATTAGCTGTCTAAATCGCTCAGAATCGAATTTAGAGCCTATTAGGAAGCTCCATATATACTCTCCCATCTTATTTAGGTCACAGTAGTCAACATGCATTCCTTTTATGTCATCAAGAAGTGTTTTGCTGTCCTCTTTAACGCAAGATTGGCCCAGGGATTTATTAATATCAATTAACGGTCTATGGATGATTAATTTTTTAGCAGGATGAGAATTTAACTTGCCACCAAACATGTGAATGGCAGTGTCAGAAATCCCAAACAATTTATCGGTAGAGTAGTTATCTAGCTCTTGGATGGTGTAATGAGCTAAAGGATCGTGCAGACACAATGTATCTGTAGTGGTTAGCCAATTTGCCATCCAAGTTGTTCTCGACCTAGGCAGGCCAATCACCATGAATTTGATCAATTATCTTCCTTGGCCTCGATAGGCTTTATGATCTTTCTTTTTACCCCGGTTCATGTGGGCAGTGGCTATAGGGGTTGATCTTCCGCGTCCACCAGTCCCTTGAGATGACGACTTTTTGACTGGTATTAAAACTTTCCTATCTGGCAGTTTTGCCATTTACCGCTCCTCAAATAATTCTGCTTCTGCTTTTCTTCGCCGAGTTAGCCCGGTAAGAGGCTGTCCGTTACATTTATCCCACCGCTTCATTTGGTAAGGTACTTCGTCCCATTTGCCAGCGTTAATGCACTTGAGCATTGTAGATGCTGCCAAGTTACCTGCGCCAAGGTTATACGTCCAACTTACTAGGGCATCAAACTGATTCTGAGTTAAAAGACTCTTGGTATAAAAGATTACCTGTCTTTCGGTATCTTCCAAGTCTTTAATCAGCATTGCTTCAGCCTGAGCTTCTGTGCAAGTATCGCCCAAGGAAACCCCACGGGTATGTCCGTAACCGATAGTAGGAACACCGGCACTGCAATGGTAAGCCGTAAGCTCTAAGCCTTCAAACTGCTTAATTAGGTCTATGCCGCGTTGACTTGTTTTCATTTGTCTTTGTGACTCGCGCCAAAATAAAAAGAAGTTATTGCCGATACGATTCCACCTAGATAACCCAAGACTAGGTTGATCACGGCTTCGGAGTTCTGTTCTGGCGGCTGTATAGTTACCATAAATATATAGCCACCGAAAAACATAATGCAGGCTAGAGCGATTATTCTGGGAGTCCAGTCGCTGCCATGTACAGCTCTGGCGTTTTGTATGTCAGCAGTCTCAAGAGCAAATATGTCAACTTCTAATTCTTTCATTCTTGCCTGAAAGGATAGCTCTGCTTTCTTGATTTCTGTAAGTTGTTCAGGGGTAGCTTGGGCAATGGCTTTTTCGAGTGACCTGGTATCCGGGTCGCAACCTAATACACTTGCGATAGCTTGAGCAGCAGCACCACCAAGAGGGCCACCGAGAGCAGTACCAAGTGTAGGGGCTACGGCACTGATTATGCTTTTAAGGCTTGCAAGATTCAATTTATTCGCTCCATGATAAAGAGGCCAATAATGAGAGGGTAGATTCCCCAAAGCATAAGCTCGACTTTCTTAAATTTGTCAGAGCCTTCATCAAGCCGTTTTTCAATATTCGCGTAACGAACGGCACATTCTTTTTCATGCCCTTCTAGTTTAATTAACGCTTCTTGCACCGTTGCCATTTACATTCTCTCTAAAATTAATGACCCAATTATATAAAGAGAATATACCATAATACTGATAAAAATAAATGAAACACCATTCCAAATAAACGCTTTGCGCCTACGTTCTTGCGCGTATAAAGTCTTTTCCCGCTGATCTCGTATCTTCCTACGCATACCTAATAACTCTTTGTAAGCGTCAGGGCCGTAGGTGTACATTAGTAATTCTCGTAGTTCTGTTTCTTGTTGCTTTATTCGCTTATCGTGCGCGTACAT